TTCTTGATGTTTTTGACCTTCAATTGCAACTTGATTTAATGCTCTTGCACCTTGTTCAAAAGTACTAAATTGTTTTTGTTTAGATTCTTCATCACGTTTACGGATATTAAATTTTGCAGTAAGTAAACTATCCCTTGCCGCATCATCATCTAAATCTGCTTCTCCTAATCTGCCTTTCTTTTTAGCGTGCGCTCCATACAGACTAGCAACTCCTGAAGCTATCGCAAACGCTGTTCCTATTGCCATTATGAACCTCCTGTTTCTGATTCGATTATAATTGCGTTCAATTGCATCGGCAGAGGTCCGTTAGACTTAATTTTAACTGTATGGACATCCCATCCTATCCCTGAAAGCGATAACTTCCTTGTGCCTGAGAATAAAGGTATCTGACGACCCATTGCATCTGCCATTGTTCTGAATAATAATTCTTCTGATAAATCGTTATAATCTAATTGGATACCTAACGATTCTTCTATAATTACTGCTATTTTGCTTAGTCTTTTTGAATGTGAAAACTGGTGTTCAGGAGCAGGAGGTTCTAATGTGTCCATTTCTGCTGAATATGAAAGTCCTGCAACTGCTCTACTACCTTCTGTATGATTTAAGGTTATAGTTTCGTCTGACCCACCTGTAGTTGTTACAGTTTTATCGACATGTTGCATACCATCATAATAAACCTGAACTGTTTGTCCTTTTAAGTGTTTTAATCCACTTACAACCTTATCTGAACCAACATCTTTAGTTACTGCACTATCTGAAAAGATATAATCATTACGTACTAATGCTCCTTCTGACGGAAATCTACCTAATGTTTCAACATAATATTTTGTACCACCATCAATAGTTCTTGATACTTTCATCCATATCTGGTCGTGGCTTGCTCTTGGTATCATTTCAATATCTAATACTTTTGCATCAGTACCACCTATTACATGTTCAGCCCATGCCATAAATTCTAGTCTGACATCAAAACTCAATGACAATAATCTGCCATCTGCCATTAGACACCAAATGATCCCATTGGGCCGTTCCTGCCAAACTAATTTTGTTATTTCAGAAGACTTAATAATGTCATATCCTTTAAGTGATATTTTGCTTGCATCCCATTGTCCACTTTGACCAGCATTTAGTGACAACATCTGAAGGTCTTTACCACCTATTTGCGGATATATAAGGGCATTTGAAACGACTATAGGAGCAGTATCAGTTGCAGAAAAAGAAGTTTCCCGGTTAATTGTGAATCTAAATGGAGTAACAACTAGGTTGGTTTCTGATCCATAGAGCATATAAACCCCGGCAGAAGTACCCATAGCAAGTTTCTTAGACTCTCCTAACCACTTAATAGCATCAAGAGTATCTGAATCTAAAGTGAAGGTAAGTCCATTTGAATCAGTAATAACTTCTGTTGCAATACCATCAACGATTGCCGCTGGTGAGTCCTGATCTAAAATTTCTGTAGGCGAAAAAGAATAAAAATCTCCTGTCCTAGATAACCATATGGTAGAAGGTTGAAAAGTATTTGCCGCTAATACCATCCGTTGCTGATATATCTGTGATACTTGAGGCCACCCTTGACTATCTGAAAAAGCACCTAACCTAAATTCTGAAGTTCCCCACGAACCCCTAGTACCCGATAATTCAGTTTTTAATGTAACTATAACAGTAGGGGCAGTGTCACCAGAGTGTGCATTATAGGTTTTTATTACACCCCAAGCCCATCTAATACCACCTACATTTTCTCCGGGTTTAGATAAAGGATTGATACGTATTAAACGGCCTTCATCCGCAGTTGAAAGTAATTCCCTTGCAAAATTATCATTTGCTTCGGTAGTTGACTTTTTATTATAAATTGTAAATGTAACATCAGTATTTTCTTCATATACATATCTTCTGAGCATTATACTAGCATTAGCTTTTGTCTGTGCGGCTCCGCTTGAACTTACTTTTTGCAATTCAAATTCTAATGGTTCACCACCATCTGTTGTAGATACTTGAAATGAAGTTGCATCTGAACTAACTACATAATAATCTGCATCTGTTAATACTGTGCTACCATCATGATTACCATCAGTAGTTAAATAACCCCATCCGTGTTGATCACCATCATTATCATGGGCTGAACTATATGTGGAAGAAGTTGCACCCATATCATCTAACTTTATTTTCATCCCTGATTGAAGCCCATGTGATGCAAGTACAATTGAATTATTGATTGTATTAAATTCAACTTTTGCAACATCAATTAGAGTAGATGGTGAAGGACAACTAAGACTATATCCTTTTTTGCCAGTTACTTTTGAATAGACATTAACAGCATTATAAGGTCCATCTTCCATTACATATTCACTTACCGCCCACACACTATTATCTGCGGCTCTTACACCAGAAGATACTAATGTTCTTGATATTTTTTGGGGAGGTTTAAGAGGGCAACATACAAATATAATATCACCACTTTGTGTAGATTTAAGCGAATCTAAATGTTCTTGAGAAGTCCATGCACTTGTAGTTATGCTATATGGTGTTGTAGAACCATGAGCATTTAATAACTGATCCTGTGACCAGACTCGTATATCACAATCGCTGGTCGATGATTGAAAAGATATTTCTAAAATATAAGTATTATCTTGGTCTTTAAAAAAGGGGATAAACCTAGAAGTATTATTTAATGCTTCTCCAATAAAATTAGTACCGGGTCTTTTAACTAAAGGACCAGATACCATAGGAATCATATTTTTAGAAGACTTGAATCCATAACTATAAAATTCTTCACTAGAACGACCTTGTAGTGATCTAGCTAGGACACCTTCAGTAAACCTAGGTTGTAGAAATTCATATTTACTCATTTAGTCTTCCATGCGCCTGTGTCAACTTCGTAACCTAATTCCGGGGTATTAAATGTTCTGTGTGTATGTGAATAGAATCCACGTTTAGCATTTAAGTATGAGGATTCTTCTCGTCTATCTGGTGTGCGATCCTTGGAATTAGCACCTCTTGCTTCTTGTAATGCAATAACGAATTGTTGCATCATCTCCTGTTTCAATCCTTGTTTACTTGTAAGTGTTTCAGCAATTTCAACTGCTAGTTTCATTGCAATTGCTTCTGCAAGTAGTGGGTCTAGGTTCTGAATATCAGAAGGAGTTGCAACATAAAGGAGGTACAATGAAGATTCGTTTGATAGTATATTTTTCTGTTCAACTTGGTATTTAGAAATAGGATTTACCTCAACCACTTTTATACAATCAGAAGGTAGCTGATACATGTAATTCCAACCAAATACAGGAGTTCCTACACTTGTTAATTGTTGTCTTTGTAATGCAGAGTTCCATACATGCATTCGTAGAATAGTGGTTATAACACCATCAATACGTGCAGTACATGCCCTTGCCCTACTATTGTTATCTGTAAGACTCTGTATTCGTGCTTCACCTAGATTGCTCAAGGCTAAATTTGCGATCCCTGTTTTATCCATAGTAACTGTTAGAAATGGGGGTCAGTTTCCCAACCCCCGATTATTATTAGTCTACTGTGTACCAGATTTGTACTTGCCAAACCTTTCCATCACCGGGATTCCCACCTAAGACTTTGACTGTTATATCAACTTCATTAGGTATAGATACTGGTGCATTAGACTTATTATTTTTATTCCCTGAATCGGTATCTGCGCCACCAGCCATAAAATAGCCTGTAGTAGCAACATGAATATCCACTCCATCAAGGAATGCATCGACATCGGTTGATGCTGTAGAAGCATAACCTAAGTCAGCCGTTATACCACTTCCTGCTGTTGCAGAAACATACAATGATGCTTCCCAAACTTTTGCTCCACCGGGTAATTTACCAAAGTAGATCAAGTCACCATCAACATTAGATGCAGTTGTGTAGGTATCATAAAGAACACGCATACGCCCACCATTAGTTGCAACTTCTGTCAACTTGGCAGGGAGTGTAACGTGTCGTTTCTTGTAATCGACTGCGTATGAATTAGCCATATTGTCCTTTCAATTTATGGGTTATGCTGGTTTGTAACAATCAACTTGAATGACCATCTCTTCCCATACTCTCGTTGCGCCAATATCCATTTCAAAATATGCATATGGAACAAACGATTTGTCAGAACGACGTTCAATTTCAGTCACAGGATCAAGCCATGAACAAAAGGCTAAACCTTGTGGGTGAAAGGCCAAACAAGACTCAACTAGAGTTGCACCTGAACCAGCAGTAGGCATACTTTCGTACCTAATGAACTGGAATCCTGCAAAGTAGTTAGTCTGACCTTCTACGAGCGCACGAATATTATTATAATCCGAGCTTTGCACCTGAGTTGAATGCAGTAGAGCTTCAATCTGAGCCGCAGAACAAACCAAGAAATAAAGTGGATTACCACCTTCATCATATTGGTCTGCTTCGTTCTCAGCTAGTGTCCTACGTGCTTTCAGGAGTTTGTCGATTGATAGTGTACGACCACCACCAGAAGCATTTGAGCTTACGATACCACTCATTGCATCTGTTGCAGTTCCATAAGAGAATGTCTTATCAATGAATTGCTTTGGGAAGTTTGAACTATTCCAAACCACTTCAGTTGCTCCATCCATTGCTCCACCATCTGATTCATATGCTGAACCGAAAGCGGCATCAACGATAGTTGCATCCATCTTACGAGCCATTGCCATAGACGTTGCTTCTGCATAAGGCTGGAACACATCGTAGTTCATTCTACGTGTATCGAAACCTTCTACAAAATATCCGGCATTTTTAGGCTGAGCAGATACTCGTCTGCGTTTGTGGGATATTGCTTGCACAGGAGAGTCAGCAAAACGTGCGACTTTATCCAATGCTTCCGCAGTGCCTATCTTATCGATAAATTCTGCAACACCAGAGCAATCCGGTTTATTAGTTACGAAGTTACGCAACCGTGTTGTTTTTTGTTGAAGCGCATGTAAGACATCGGCAGAATACCGATGCACATAAGACGTTTCAATGTCATGATAATTAGCCATATATTCCCTTTATAGAAAAAATCTAGGAATACGAACCACTCGTACTCCGATTAGAAATCACTCTAACCTAGAGATTGTCCATAAAGGGTCCCAAAGCAGTGTTCGATAGGCCGTTAGGTTGTCTATCTACTTGCTTCTTTCATTCGGTCTAACCCTCACTGAGTGAAGGTGTGATATAATTAACGAACTCTTCCTTGGCCTGAATAAGCCCACTTGAAGAGCTGGTCCATTTCTTTCATCGCATTTTTATGTCCGGGATTGCGATTGTCCCTGTATGCTTCAGAAAACTCTTTGTCACGATATTTGGCTTGGATTTCTTCTTTAGCCGCCTCTGGCGACATCCTATTTCCTCCAAGACCGGAACCGATAACAAGGGAGTCTTCACCTAGCATCTCACCAACTTTTGAAAAGGCCCGGATCACTTCAGGGTGACTACCCATGCCAGAATCATCCATCAGCTTACTAAGTTCTGGTGTACCAAATTGTCCATAAGCACGTCTGGCATAATCTAATTTGCCATCATAATCTCTCCCCCACTCACGTTGGAGATTGATTTGTGTCTGGACTTTCATATCTGCCATTTGTTGATTAGAAGAATTTTGTTCTTCTTCTTGAATATCGTTATACAAATGGAGCATATTATCTGCTTGTTGTTGAGTTAGGCCAGAATCATGAGCAAACTCACGAAACCCATCTAACTCTCCATTTTCATCACCAAATTGGTCAAAATCATAACCATTTGGTTGTTCTGGTCTTCCTAATTGATTCCAAATCGATTCCCTATTTTCTCCTTCCTTTGGAAGTTGAATTAGGTTTTCTGGTTTGCCACCAATCATCTTGACTGCATTAACGTAGGACTTTGCCAGTTTGTCTACTGAGTCAAAAGTTTGAAGACTTGGTTCATCCCTTAATCCTTCAGGCATATTAGAAGCACTAAATTCAAAGGGATTAGATTCTTCAGCAACTTGTCCTGAATCTTCAGGGGCAACTGTTTCTTCACTCATAATCAAGTTATGTTAAGGTTAAGCTCGTTGTTGAATACGAGCAATTTCCTGCATGTCAATTCTTTTCCTTATAGTCTCCAAATCTGCACCAACGAGATTAATAATCTCCATTACTACAGTTCTTTGACCTTCCTGCCATGCAGATGTATAGGGGTCATTAGAATGAGTAGTTCGGTAAACAAAATGTGAATTAGCTAATAGTGCTAAAACTTCTTTACCCTGCTCAGTACCAAAAACCTCTTTAAAGTTCTGCCTTTTCTGTTTTTCATTATTCCAACGTGATTTCATTAATGACTGCCTACTGAATGTTTTATATGGCATCTAGTACAATAAGGTGTATTTTTAAGTTTTGGTGCAATCTTAGTTGTACTTTTTCTGCCAGTTATACTTTGGAATACTGATGCTTCTTCTTTATCCATTGATAATCCGTACTTATTTTTTATCTTTTCTGTTCTATTTGCGTAATCTACTTTGCCTCTTTTACCTAACCAATTAGATAAATCATGCTTACCTTTTGCTCTATTGGTTTTCTTTTTTAATAATTGTAATCCTTTAAGATCGTGACCATATTGTAGTTTTTGAGCAGAAGTAAATTTATTACCACCAGATTCATGTGCTTCTTTAAGTGCAACTGTATGGTCAACTTCCCAATTTTTTTTCGACCTACTAAATTCGCCAGTATGGGGATCAGTAAAATAGCCATTTACTCTGGCATGTCTTAATACTTGTTTACGTGTATTTGACCATTTACGTTTATCAACCCACCTATTCCGGTTATAATGCTCTGGTATATCTTTATATGAATCACCCATTATTCTGCTTGTGCATTTAGTGCCTGTGCTTTTGCTTGTTTTTCAGTAACATTTGCTGTTGCTTCTGCAAGTTGCATTTGTTGCTGTGCTTCTCTTTCTCTTTGTTGTGCTTGAACCATTGCTTGCACTTCCTCTGCTGAACGTAAGTTCGATACAGGAATTTGTAATACTTCAGCAGTATTTTTAAGTATTTGCTGAGTATTAAAATACATCGGTATCGTCTGGTCTATTTGAGCAAGTGGCATAATCATTTCAAACAACTGGTTCATAGAGTTTATTTCACCAGATCGCAACGAAATTGAAACAGGGTTCAAGTATTCGATTTTAAAATTATTTTCCATTTCAGGAGGCATTTCAGGCATCAGAAAACTTCTCATAAGGATATTAACTGTCCTTCTTATAAGTGGGTCGAGAAATTCTGCTTCCTGACGAGCCAGTATTGGACCAAGTACAGGCATCCTTTGTCTCATCCTGACTGATACTTCAGTAGCACTAAAACGCATCACATCCCCATCTGGTGCAACAGGACCGGGGAGTTCTAACAAGTCTAAGAAGTACCCCTCCCTAATAGCGGCAGTACATTTAGCACTAAGTCTTTCTGCATAATCTGGTCTTGCATTTGTAGGTGCTTCAAAAATAGTGTCTTTCCCACCTAAACCAACTGTATAATAATTTATTGCATCTGGTGTTGTATCTAGTGGATCAAGTAGCCCCGAATCTGGAACAAACATTGGTGGTGAGACTGCCTTTTGTACTGCTTTCAAATAAGTTTTATCAACTTCCGTAATAAGTCTTATGTCAGGCATTATCTCCCAAGTCGGACCCCTGCCATAGATTTCACGATCCGATCTTTCCCATCTTGCACAGATATAGGGCATTTCGTCATATCCTCCTAATGACAAAATGGTTTTCCTGTCTTTCAAATAGTGAACTGAAACAAAAGGTTTTATAAATCCTTCAGGTAACATTTCAATTGCAGTCCATGCAGGAAATACTGCGTGTACTACATCATATTCATCTAGTAGTTTTTCTGAAGTTGCTTTTTTGAGGATTTCTTCAGGGAGTGTTTCTGCATTAAATCTTGAGATTAAGTCTTTTGCAGTTTGTTTGTAGTTCCGAAAAACTGTGTCAATCTCCATTTCACTACCAGAACCAAGTATGCAATCCGAAAGAGGGAAATTGCGATAACGAGGACCAAATCCGGGAACGTCCTCAACAAATATAATGCCAGTACCGAAAGACCCTGCTTCCAGATAATATTGAAAGACTGAGCTTTGGAAATTACTGATTGGTCGTGATACATGATATTTAACAATTTTAGATGCTTCTTCTAACCAGAGTGCGACATTGCGCTGCTTATCTAATTGTGTAATGCCAGTAGTTAATTTAAACCACTCTGCCCCCATTGGAGTAAAGACATTATGTATATTAGATGCAAAGCGTTTCAATAACCGCATAGCAGTACCTTCAAACGCCATCTCTAACCGTTCTCTACCTTTTGATTGAACAGTTATAAAATCTGCACGATGAGGCAAAACATATTCTGCCATATCCTGCCATTGACGCTCCCAATTATGCCGATTATTCTTCAGCTTTTCATGGTGTCGATCTAGTAATGCCCCTAGTTCATTCGTTTCGCCATATGGCATAATATTAACCAGTTAAAAGTGATGCGGTTTGCCCTGCTGTTTGGTTTGCCGCTAATCTTGCTCTATCTCCTGTACCTCTATTTTTCTTGCCTGTCCCTAAGTAATTAGCACCTTCAGCATCATCTTGTTTAAATTTACCAGTTCCTAGATGGAAGGATTCTGCACCTCCTTCTTCATTCAATGCCCCCTGGATTTGGTTAAATTCTTCCATTGCTTCTCCATGAGGGTCTTCATAGCCCGGATCACCCGGATTAAGCCCTTCTTCTGTTGTTTGACCTTGAGGTGGCCTCATGTGATGCGGTCTTGGATATTCTGTAATTATACTTGCCATATTAACCTCCTTATGCTTATGCTACAGGTTGTGTTAAGAGTGATGCGGTTTGACCTTGTGTCGTATTAGATGCAAGTCTGCCACGCAAATTACCCTGCTGTTTTCTTTGTGCTTCTAATTCTGCAAGTGCTTCATCTTCCCCTGCTTCGTAAGTAGGACTTGAATAATCAACATCATCGTTTGAATCATCTCCATCATAATCAGTTCCAAAAGCATGATGTGACCCTTTTTGACTCCATTGTTTTGCAGTATCAGTCATGCCTTTAACCATCCCACCTTGAGGACCTTTTCTTAAAGCACGTTCTCCTGAAACAACTCCCTCCGTAATTGGATCGGCAACCGTACTAATCGCTTTAGTAACAGTTTTAGCCGCATTTTTGCATTCAGCTATTTCACCTGAGTATTCAAATGAGTCTTCTGATACTTTTACTAATTTGTCATCAATAATTTGATAAACAACCTCGTTATAAATCTTCATATTCACCTTTATTGGTTAGAGTTTCTTGCGTAACAATACGCAATCTTCATTGTAATCTGTTAATATTTTCGTCCATCCCCTTCTTGCATACATATCCATATGTGTGCATCCTTCGCTAATAGCCCATTGTTCTAGTTCATATAAAGTTTCTTTGACCCATTCATGTAATCTTCCGCCAGCACAAGTCACTACCCTGCCTATTTTATTCCTTGGATACAAAGCAAATTCTAAAGTAATTACACCAACTATTTCTTCACTACCTATTTCCTTGACAATCCATAAAATGTGTATTCCTTCTTTTAAAAATGTTTTAACATCACTTTCAGTTACAAATTCGTCATTTGTTCTAAATATTTCGTGTTTAACTTCATCCCATATCCCATCTATATCTTCTTTTGGAATTATAATATTTTCAAAAGCTCCACTTTCACTCATGCCATCATATTTTCGCTGGTAGCGAAATAATCATAATCACTAACTGCTCTTCTTGGCCTATTTTTCTTCCTGCCAACAGAAGCAAACTGTAAAGATTGGGATGCATACCTAGTTGCACTCATTAAATCGTCATGTACTTTAACGATTTTCCCATCTTTCCTGTGATACATTCTTAATTCTTCAAACCAAGGATAAAGATAATTAAATACTTTAAATCTCCCTGTCTGCATACGCTGAAGCATATCCATTATGCCCGGTTCTACTGCAATACCACCTTCAGGATTTTCAAAGTGCTTGTGTATCATGTTCAAGCCTTGCTTCCTGTATAACTCTGCTAACGGCTTTCCTGAACCTTTATCATGTTGTGAACCATCGTGAGGCCACACCACCGGAACCCAATCACCTCTCTCTCTAATTGCGGCTGAGTGTACTACTGGTGTTTCAGTAGATTTCCTATAACAGTCATAAACATAAACTGTATCTGTGTCCCGATCCCATGCGATCCATACTGCCGCAGTTGGGTGATCCCAACCAAAATCAAGCCCACACACTCTAGGCCAATACTCAGGTAATGCGAATGGTTCTACTTTTAGGTCATCCTCATTTACTGTAAAAACCATACCTGATCCTAAAACTGGTATGCCCTTCGACCTCATATCACGTTCATGTGCTGGTAATGCACGTAATATTTCTTCTTTTACATTTTCGTCTAGATGCGATGCATCGTCCCAAGTTGCATGATATAGTGCTTGAGATTGTCCTAATCTGGTCATGAACTGTGTTACTACTTCAGTCATTCCAGATTCAGGAGTAAACGTCATATAGACGATACCACCACTTTTAAGTGAAGCACGTAGTGCCTGTGAGTAAATGTCCTGTGGGGGTTCTTCGTCCAGCCAGATTACATCTACGGCTTTTCCCATCCATTGCATTTTCCCCTGCTCATACGACTTAAACGTGAGCTTTGAGTTTTTCCCGGAGACATGCCTCACCTTAAGCGATTGGTACGCATTCGGTACTCCCGGCAATCTTTGTGGTGTTCCGACTATATATTGTTTTGGTATTGATCCTTTTCCAAAATCTTCTTCATCCCCGGCCTCACCCAATAATTCGGTTTGAACAATGTCCCTAGTATTGCCTGTTGTATTTCCTGCCGCCCAAGCGATTACTGGTCTATTGAATGTTGCTCCATTCCACCAAGACGGATACCGACCAGTTAAGTGATAAGCCATCTCAGTTGCACCGCAGAAGGTCTTTCCTGTCTTATTAGCCGCCATTAAAAGTCTTTGACGAGCTAACTTACCCCCCGAATCTTTTGCGCTGTGAAAGCGTTTCTGGTACTCGTAAGGCTCATATTCATGCAGACGATTAGTTTCGTATAACTCCGTAATCTGCTCTGCAATCTCAATGGCCTTTTCAGCCTTGTCTGTCATTAATATTTAATCTGTTTTGCTATTGCTTGATTTGCTTTACGCCAATTCACAAATTTAGCAAATGGTGTATTTTTACCGCCAGCACCTTTAATTGGTACATTTGGTCTACGTTTTCCAGATACACCTTTTTTAGTTAAACCAACATTCTGCAAATAACCTTTTTTCTCACCAACTCCACCCATAATTCTAGGAAACCCAATAAATGAAGATGCTGTCTGGTGTGCATACTGTTTCGTGCTTGGTTTTTTAATTCCTTTTGCCTGTAAATCTTTTTTAGCAAACAGAGCTGAAATCAAACCGCCTAATACAAATCCACCCATTAATTTTGGTGGTTTTACACCTCTAATTTTGCCTTTAAGTTTTTCCGTCTTGTAAAATTCATCTTGTTCTTTCGTTATCATGTCAGGAACTTTAATTTCACTAGACTTTAGAGCTTTTTTATATTTTTTCTTACCAAATGAAGATATAGATTCAGATTCACTTCGTACTCTATTTTCAATAAAAGGTAATTTTTCTAAATCTTCTAACTCTTTCCTGTATTTGGCTTGATCTTTTTCCAGATACGATCCTGTATGGGGTCGTAGTGTTGATTTTTCGTAATATCCTTCGGTTATAATGCTTTTTTGGTATCTTTTTAATTCATCTGGTTTAGTAAATTCTGCTTTGCTAAATTCTTCTGTAGAAGCTGTTTTGCTGTACCCTTTACCCCTACCTTCTACAAACTTACCTTTGCCTAAATGTTTAAGTATAGTGCCTCTATTTACTAACCCTTTTGGCTTTTTAACTTCAGCGTCAGCACCTAAGTCTTCACGCCATGCTAACTTATGAGGAACTTTACCTTTTCCTTCCCCTTTTATTTCATCAAATCTGTCTTGCTGGCTTTTATTTAGCCAAGAGTAAACTTCTGGTTGCTCGGTATA